TCTGTACCTCTAGCGTCAAATTCTTTTATAATTTGTTCTTGGCAGTCTATTAATGTGTCCCAAATAAAACTCATATCAAATTAGGATCCGTTCTGTGATGTAGGAAAGGATCATCTGTTTCCAATCCTTTTAGTATCCTTACTCTTGTTTCTAAAGCATCTATTGTAGTGTAGATATGACCTGTGTCGTGTTCTTGAATACAACTTTTAAAATAATCTATTTCGTCTTCTAGTACTTTAATTTTTATTAGGTCCCACTTATTGGTCAGTTTCTTTCTTCTGGGCATACAACTCCTTGAATAGTTCCGCGGCATATTGAAAACAAAGTTTGGCCTCATCAGCCATATCATCATTTGTTTTTGCTCTTATTTTTTCCTTTGTTTCTTTTATGTCACAATCGAATTCATACATACTACCTTGCCCTGGTGCTTTCTTTTTAATCATTTGTCCACCTGACAAGTCTCCCATGTGCCTTACGTAAATGTGTGCCATTAGTTTTGTAGGATCTTCTCCTATTTCAAATACGTGTTTTAAATATTTGTTTGTGCTTTCAGTGATACCCGGCATCTCAGTGGATTTCCAAAGTTCTTTAAAATCTTCCAATATCTTTGGTGCCCTTCTAATTTCTGGAAAATCATTAAGAAGTCCGTGCTTCATTGCAAATACTTCTAATAAATTATAAATCGAATGTTGATTCCACAAGAACGTTGCATACATTTCGTCTGACATCTTGCCAGACATTAGTTCGCCTACGAACTCTTGTCGTTCTGCGTCTTGGTGTACTTGTTTGGTAAGTTCTTTTAAATTACTCTTGCTCAATTTTAACCTGTAGAGGGAAACCTCTTGTTCTACTTTCGTTGGTCGCCTCTATACCTTTCTGCTCTGCTATTTCATATGTATATATACCAACGACTGCCGAACCTTCCTTATGGATCTTTAAGGTCAAATCTTTTGCCGTTTCTGGGGTGTGTCTAAAAATTTTTACTATTAATTCAATTACGAAGTCCATTGGAGTCACTTCGTCATTCAAAAGAATCACAGTGTAATTCGATGGCTCCTTTTGGATTGCCTTTACTTTGTTATCTACTTTTACGTCTAATTCTGTTGTCATAATACCTTCTTATTTAAGTTAGGTAGGGTGTTTCCACCCTACCCATATTCAAAGTTACTTTACTTCGATTGTTCTTGCTTTTTTACCTTCTGGAACTATTCTTTCCATAGATACTTTTAACAAGCCATCTTTTAATTCGGCTCCTTTGATTTCCACATCGTCACTGATAGTAAATGATTTACTAAACCATCTCTTACTGATGCCTCTGTGTATCACACCCTCTGAGTCTTTTGCTTCGGACTTGTCCTTCTGCTTGGACTTCACAGTCAACATATTGTTTTCGTAGTGAACTTCAATATCGTCCTTAGAAAAACCTGCAAGTGCAAGTTCTACGTCGTACGTGTATTCACCAGTCTTCACTATGTTGTATGGTGGGAAGTTTGTAGCAGTTGGCATTCTAAACATACCTTCGTCGAACATACTTTCGAAATGATCGAACACGTTGTCGAATCCTACTGTTACTGGTCTTAATTGATTGAATATAGATAGTGCTTTATTGTTTGTCATCGCTTTTCCTCCTTATTAAGCAAGTTGATTTAATGTAAGTCCTATCCAAGCAACTTACATTATTATTTATCACCTTACGTGATACACTATTATATAATAACTCTTTAGGATAATTCAAGAGCAAATTATACATTTTTTATACTTTCTTTACCAAAATCTTGTGTTTGATAACCTTCATGCAGACTCATGTTAAGACTTTTGCCTCTAGTGTCGGCAGTTAGGTAATAATCATAACCCTCATATTGCACTCCTGTGATAACGGGCCAACCATCTATTGCTTGGTAATCTAAAAAAATTTTATCAAGTTCTAATCCATGTGGACCACCTTTGATCTTTTCTTCTGTGTACCAAACGCCTTTTTCAAAACTTTGTCCAAAGAAGTAATGCCTATTCTCAACAAGGGAATGGTCACCATCAAAACTGCCATGGTCTATGCATTTGATTCCTAATTTATAAAATTCGTCAATGTCTAAAGGTATCTGCATAATGCAATCTTCATATACAAAGTTCTTGTCGTATCGATCAATATATAATGTGTTCTGGTTGGTAAATTCTACTCCTGATGCGTGAGTGATGTCGTCATGTTCGTACCAGTCTTTGTGTATTTGACAACTTCTTGGCACTTTGCCTACAATGTTGCTATCTCTATATTCTGCCATATAGGCATCAAAATCTCTGCTAGATTTTTCTGTCCAATAATCGTATGCTTCTTTAGTTACGAATCCCATCACAGCCTCGCCGCCGTATGCTTCGAATCTAAATTCGTAAAACTTTCTTTCGTTTTTGATTTTTTCTATTAGGACTTTTTTATCTTTAGAAGTTGCCATCTAATGTATATTAACACACTAGAATTTATTTGTCAATTGGCTTTGGTGGCTCAGGTGGAGCCATATCTTTTGTTGTAGGCATACCATTCATGCTCGCCAATTCGTCATTTGCCTTATCCATAGAAATGGCAGTATTAAAACTCATTGATATTCGTGGCTTATCTGATTGATTGCCATCTACTGAATGTGTTACCCAACTAGGAAATATAAGACCGTTTCCTGTTTTTGGTTTGTAAGATGCTCTCAGTGCCGTTATTTGATTTCTGCCTGGCATAAATCTTGGTAGGAAATACTGAGCATCATCTTCACGTTCGAAATGTATATCGCCCATGTTCTCCTCAGGAATATCTATATAATATACTCCACTCAAAATGCTGTCTCTATGATTATGTGGATGATTGTAATCACCTTTGTTGTTGATGTTCCACCAATAATCACATATCTGCAACTTAGGTAGATTAGCCATCTTAGCCGCGTCATTTACGTTTTGTTGAAGTGCAACTATAAATTTTTCTATGTTTAATGGACGTTCGTCTAGTATATCTATGTTTCTACTTTGCCAGCCACCATAGTTAGATACTCTCTTGCCTGGATCGTCCTGTCTAAAATTAATAACGTAGTCACGCAATTCTGCATCATTTACTTCTTTAAGTTGAAAATTCCATACCACTGTTGGAAACCACAAGTCTGCTTTAATGTTCATTTTTCCTTTGTTTATTCATTTCTTCAATATGTGCTTTTAAATATTTTAAGTCCCATATCTTGTTATTGTTTATTATATTATATCCAAATGCTTCTGTGGCTCCTGTGTGTCTGAAATAGCAATGACTTAATTGTAGCAGGTAACCTACTATCCATCTGTCTTTCCACATACCATCACAATTTAAAATTACATGGTCAACATCTCTAGCAACTTCAACTAACCATTTAATATTGCTGTCGTAATCAGGATCACCCAACTCCCACATATAAAGATTTACTTCTATGTCCATCTCTTTCATTAGGTCATTGAATTGTGTTTTTAAATCATTATCAGGAACAACTAATAAAACACTTACCCTGTTGTTTAACAACTTATCAGGTTCAGTGATCATAGTAATTTTGGTCATACTAATAATTATTCAGTTATTCGATAATTTTTTTCCAATGTGATTTGGTATCTTGCTCTTCGTTCTGTACGTAGGATTCTGGATATACTAATTCTGTTAGGTTTGGTTTGATTCGTCCGCTGGCACTCTGTCCTTGACTTTCACTTGCTTGTCGCCCGTCTCTGCTCTCATTATGTAATTGGTAGTCTTTTTTTTTGGTTCCTCTTTAGCAACTTCTTGTTCTGCGGATTCTATCATTGCGTTCCATTGGTCTAATGGCATTGGTGGTTCTTCTTTGCTTGGCATATTCTCCCAAGGTAATTCATCAATAAATCCTTTGATATAAAGTTCCTTGTGTCTGTGAATTGTGTCGTTAGGATTAAGTGTTTTCCAATCCTGTTTGTTTACTTCCCAAGACTCGTCTTCTTCTTTTGCTTGGTATGAAACACGTCTTAAATTTTCAACTTCTTCTTTTTCTCTTTGTTTAAACTCTTCTTCTTTTGATATTGAATTATCCGGTAAAGGTTCTAAATCTTCTTGTAGTTTTTCACTTGGAGTCTTCGTCTCATAGTTACTGTTGAATTCTTCAAAGCCTTCTACTTCTGCCGGGTCAAATCCATCCTCTACTTTTACTACTTTCTTATTTGGAATAGTTTTAGCATTAGATATATCACTTAACTTGATAGGTTTGCTTGTAGTCCTTGGTTCCTTCTTAGGTGCGATTGTGCTTAACTTCAATCCACCACTAGGTGCTGATGGAGTGCTAGGTGGTGTACTAGGAGCAGGCGGAGTTGGTTTTCCTCCTGCATCAATATATCTCCAACGGAAAGTGTACTGCGAAGCAATCAACAATAATACTGCTAATGGATCAAATACAAATATGATAGTTATTATAACCCATCTTACTGCTTCTTCCAATAAGTTCCTGTCTGCTTCTTCTCCATACACAAATTCAGCAATATATCTTATAGGCCCTACCTCGGACTCCAACTTCATAACTTGCCCTTTTAAAGGCTCTAAATCAAGCAGGAAACCGTCTATTCTAGTAGTGGCATCAAATATATTTTTCTCTGCTACTGCTACTTGATTGTCCACTTTGTCTAATGACTTATCGTTCTTCTCTCTCAATTGATCAATCTTTTGTGATGCTTGTTCAATTTTAAGCATCAGTGCGTCACGTTCAGGACCTTGTTTCTCTCTCAATTCAAGTCCTTGCTTGACTCTACCAGTACCACCAAATCCTTTGTTACGTGATGTGAATGCTTCTACATCAGCATCTAACACTTCTATTCTAGCATAGGCATCATCTATCTTCTTTTGTTCTATCGCTATGTCTTGATTAAATCTATCTACACCGCTTTTGTCTTTGGATTGAATTCTCTCTAATACATCACTCTGTCTTTCGATGTATTTTTCTTCAGCAAGTATCTTGCCTTCTATGATTTCTATTCTCTGTGTGACTGTGTCGCTGGCTAAATTTTGTTCTACGTGTGCTTTTGAAAGGAATCCGAATATACCCATTGATGTAATAATCATCAATACAACTACTGCAATGGATAGATATGTCTTTAACCACCAGGCGGCCCTACTCCAATACCTATGGAGCCATACTGCGGCAACAAGTTTTCCCACTTCTAAGGCAGTACCCATTATGATTATAGGTATAGCCGCCGCGGCAAATATCGCCACAAGTCCTGCTACTGAATAATAGATTGCTACACTTGATATGGTTATTGCAATTAAAAAGGTTAATAAACCAAATAACATATAAACTCCTTTAAAGTTTATATATTTACCTTAATTTACCTTATAAATTGCCAACCCCGATAGGACACATCCTTACAGGCAGTTTCCTTAAAGTCCCTTGCTTTACCCTTCTTTTGTATCTGGGTAAACACGACTCTACAATAACCACCGCCATGTGGATAACTAGCCACTATTTTAACATATCCGTGAGTGTCTTTTTTAACATTGTGCCAAGATACAACTTTGCCATCATCTAAATTATTAAGTGCAAAGAAAACAGCCTTATCCTGTTTCTTCATATCTTCTTTAGATAACTTGCCCATATTGTTTCGTACAAAGTTATACCACACTTCAACACCTGTTCCTGCGTGTGTGTAATTGTGGCTTACACTCTTCTGACTAGATAGGCTGTTGGTTGTTTTTGTAGGTGTACCACAGGCAGTCAACGATAGACTACTTAATAGGATTAACCATTTCCCAACTGCCATCAAATTTTTGACAGACATATCCTCTCTTCCTTTCCCAATTACCACCGATGTACATCTCGTACCAATACTCCTTGCATTCTTTCGCTATACCGCTGAATGCTAGAAAGTCGTTCCTTCCGTCATCGCAATGGAGAGTTTCAATTGTTTGTTTGTCTATTACTTCGCCTTGGTCATTCTTAACAATTACTGTCTCGACTGTTGCATTGCAATATTGATCACTCCATGGACCACCTGCTTCTGCTCTAGTCATTAAGAATGCTAATGTCACGAATATAATCGACATTACCATACCAATAGCAATTAGTATGCTATTCAATTTCATACTAATCCTTCGCTTGGTTCAGTACTTTTTTAGACGTTTTGTCTATCGTGCTACTAATCTTTGATGTAAGTTTAAGATTATTCTTCTCTTCCACCAATTGAATTATAGCATCAATATCCTTCTTGGATATCTTAACCAAAACAAATGACCTGTAATTGCTCTTCTCAGTGTTGAACATTGTCATTTTCTTTTCAACAGAATAAGTTCTAAGAACTGTCTGCTTAATCATATTGACAATAGTATCTTGAGATTCTACAACTCCTGTCATAGACTCTGGAGCACCTTTTTCAGTGTAAATGATAGATGTCTTATTGTTCATCTCACCATTTATTCTGTCAGTGATCTTCGCCTTTGCTTTTAGAACTGCCTTCTTCATAGACATTTCCATATCTGGAGATACCGCTACTGCTACTGCATAATAGTAACCTTTAAACAATACTCCTTCTTTGCCTGTGTCTTGGTGTTTCAAGTACCAATTAGGTACTTTCTTTGCTTTAGTATTTTCAGTTGGCAAGTTTACCATCCTACCCGAACAAGCGGATAACACGAATGCCAGTGCTAATACCATTATTATGTTTAAGTGCCTTTTCATAAGCCTCCTCTTTTATCTTTACATTATATAAGATTTTGGAAAATTAGTCAAGTAATTTGGTTTTTAATTTTTGGTGTGTTTATTGAACTTTTGAAGCAATATTACCAAAATTATTTGTCTTCGAATGAATATTCGAAGTTTTGGGACCATAAATTCTTTTGCAATAGTTTGGCACCATTTCTCAAATGGAACTTCTCAGCCATTGCTGTCAATGGAGATAGTGTGACTAATCTATTTAAATGGTTAGACTCTTTAATCATCTTGTGTACTTCGTTCACTATCATACGTCCGCCACCCTTTTTAAGACTCCATACCGTGTAGGCGATTGCTATCTTGCCTTGTTGTCCAACTCTATGGATACTTTCCAAATGTGCAACTTCACTTAACTTGTCCAATTCATATAAAGTTTTTGGCACTTGGTTTGTGTATGCGAAACACATCACAGCCATTAAATCTTTTCCGTAGTATAGACCAAACATCTTTCTACCATGGTTTGTTCTCCAAGACACAGGCAGATCTGGTCTAACTGGGTCCGAACTGATGTCTATATCTTTAAGTTCTACTAACTTGGCTTTCTTTAGCCAATCAAAATTAAAGTATGAACCGATTGATATCGTTGGAATCTTCATCATCTTTTTTACTTTCTGTTGCTCCTATAAAATTAATTATTCCCCATAGTACAAATACTGAAAAAGGTATACCAATTAAGAATAAAAGTAATCCGTGTTCTAAGTCCATTTTTTATCTCCTCTATGCCATCCTCTATCTTCTATGCTAGTGCTGTCACACTTGGGACACACCCAGCCTTCTTCTGTGTCAAAGTCTTGTTTAAGTTCTTGTGCAACTCCACGCCATCTACAATCATAGCAATACCAGTTCCACACTTCTTCCTCTATATCTCTGTTCCCGGATTCTCCGGAACTATTCCCTGTTGCTCTAACCATAGTATCATTATCTCCATTAAGTCTGTCATATCACCAAACAACTCATTTATCATTACTTGTTGTTGATAAACGATATAACTTAATAATATTATCGTAAATGCTATTACAAGTATTGCAAGTCTAAGCAGATTCATTTATTACCTTTCATCATTGTAATTTCTGTTGCCGCCTTACGTCCTTTTTCATCATCGTCATCTGCGAACACAGGCACCTGATTGCTTTTGTGCATTGTTGCAATACCTATCAATTTTCTTTTGCCCGAATAAAACAACTGCTCTCTTTTCTTACCACCACTAACAGGAATCTTATTGCCCAAAGGAACACCCGTTCTTTCTTCTCCCGGATCGAACTTAAATTCTTGACTCGTCTTACGAGGTTTCAACTTATCCAAACCTCTCTCTTTCAACCACTGTCTATACTCCTCTCTAGCCTTACGCAAAGAAGATGTGTTAGGTAGTTTTAATCTTAATCTCTTAGGTAACTTCAATTGTATAAACCCCATAGTTAATATTACCTTATATTTAATTATTTGTCAACTGCGTTGAGTGATTTAATTTTTGCCAATATAATTTGGCTGTACATTTCATTGGTTGACCAAGCCTTCAAACCATCAACCAATTTGGTATAGTTGACTTCTCCTGCTTTTGCCTGCTTGGCTCTTTCTGTTCTGAATTCTTCATATGCTGGATGTCTATTCAATATGTCTATCACATCTGCTACACTTTGACATTTTGACTTGTATTTCTTTACACCAAATTTTGCATTAGGTATCGCTAAAGGTTTCATCTGTGGAACATCTTTACTCCAAGTCCTCACACCAAATAGTGCATTACCTTCTGTTGCAAATCTACTTGTACCATAAGCGGATTCTACAATAGCCATTGCAACTATTATATCTCTTGGTATTCTTTGATCTGATGCTGTCGTCCAGTTAAGATAGTCTATACATTTGTTCATAGACAATACAAATTCTTTGTTGTTTTTAAAAGAAAACTCAGGTTCGTGAAGTCCGAACTCTTTTGCAAGGGCAACCATCTTTCTATCTTCGTCTTGTTGTATCTGTTTTACTATAATAAAATTAGGCTTGAATGTTCCTGCTCCGAAAGCCACACCAATTACCAGTGCAACAAAAAATGTTTTAATTAAGAATGTCTTTATCTTAGAACCAACTGATGGTGTAGACTCAGACTCCTTAGACTTTTGTACCCTTTTCATACCTATATTATATATGATTTTGGCACTAGGGTCAAGTGTTAATAAGCCGCTATTTTATTGGATTTTATAAAGAATTGTGGTCCTGTTCACAGTCAAATCTTGTATCTGTCACTGCGTATCCGTATTCACCGAAGGTTTGTGTTAATGCGTTAAGTTTTTCCTGTGCTACATTTAAACATTCATTTTTATCTTTGTAGTATTTGACAGGATCTTCGTCAAACATCACACAAGGATTGCCTAAAGTACACACTATTATAATCACTTTCCACATATAAAATTACTTATCTTTCAAATCTTTGTAACGATCTTTACAGATATTGTACCAGTAAATTCCGCTTTCTCTTAATAGTTCGTTATCAGTTCGGAGTTGTTCCATTCGTCTTTGAATTATGTCCCATTGGTACTGCGACATCACTTTACCTTTCTGTTGATGCTTTTCAATACGTTGTAAAACATCGTCAATAATAGGGCAAGTAATATCAGGCACCTTGGGCGCCTTCTTCTTCCATTTCTTCCATAGAGTTTTAGAAGACTGTGTCCTAGTACGAGTACGCATAATCTCCTCCAATCACATTAATATTTAGATTGTATATGTGTGAAGTTTAGTGCAAAGATAAGTTATAAGGTGTGTTTATAGTGTGGGAGCCGAAACTCCCACACCTGACTACTTCTGTTGCCCGGCTAGTCTATTCCGCCAAGTGGCCGGTATTAAGCGGCAACCAATTCCGCGTCAGCGAATATGCTGACTGGAACTGTCACTTCTGGTTTAAATGCGTTTGCATCTAAGAATGATCTTTTACAGAGATCGTACTGGTAAACTCCATGCGCCTTTTGACACTAGTCGAACCTATATCACCCCCGTAAAACACAAAGTGACAATGTGTTTTGCGTGAACGATTTGGTGGAGGTGGTCGGTACTGCCCCGACGTCCTAAATGTTTATTCCTCACACTTCAACGTCTACAATGTATTTAAACAGATTATTTTCGATTTGTCAAGACTTGACTGGAGACCATCTACCATCTTTGCTTCTAACTTTGTGGTTATGCTCCACTTTGACTGTAAATGTCTTAACGTCTTGGAAGTCCTTGCCATGTGCGAAAGTAAACTCATGACCCTTGTCCGTTTTGCTTTTCCAGTAGTGCTGGAAATCCGTGATAATCATTTCGCTTTTATTAATTTTAACTGCCATGTATTAAACATAGCATATTAATATTATAAAGTCAATGATTATTGATTAAAGTTTTTGATTAGTTTGATGTCGGACGCAACCTGTCTTCCTCTAAACTCTTGAAGAGTATATTCAATCACGTCACCGTCCATAACTTCATTTATGTTCGCGGCTTTTAGTGCTGAAATGTGAAGAAATACGTCTTTGCCCTCAATGTCTGGTGTGATAAATCCAAAACCTTTTGCGGAGTTGAACCATTTTACCTTGCCTTTTTCCATATTTTATATATTCCCGTAGTGATATTTTCTATCAAATATTATTTATCAAATTGGGATAAGATTGGTTGCTTGACGGGTGCCAAGCAACCAAATAGAATTACATAGAGTTTTTCTTATCTTGTATTTCTTTTCTTCTTGTCTTACTTAATTTGCCTAAGTTTCCTAAAGCCTTTCTGGCTCTAGCCGCCGCCGCTTTTACACCTTTTGTTTCAAAGGCTTCTTGCTCTGCAACATAACTTTCGTAGGCTGTTTTTATTTCATCATGAGTTGCCATAATGTTTCTCCTTTATGATATCATAAATGTGTTTCCAGTTGTTTGCTCTCTGGAAATTCATTTGTTTGTTTATAGTATAACTTGAATTGTGCGGAAGGTCAAGTAGTATTGATGCCAAACCTAGAACAGCACCATCAAAGGCATTTTTTGGTTTATCTTCTATCCACCAAGTGCCTGGTACCAAAGTTTTAAGTGCATCTATCTTGCCTCCGCCTGTATCCAAAAATGTAAAATCTTCGAACACATCTCCAAAAACATCTTTCAAGTTGTCTTTTCGTGCTTGGTTGGCTATTTTGTCTGTGCTTTGAGACGTAATAACATGGAACCTCCAACCATCGTCAGCAAGTTTTTTAACATATTCAACTGCTCCGTCCATTGGTTCCAGGTATCTCATATAAGCACTTTCGTTGAATATCTTTACCAACACCGGCATTTCTGCTTCGGGTATTTGATAATTCATATGCAACTCGTAATGGTCCTGTGTTTTCTTTTCAAAACCATTTAATGCCATGTACTTGTCAAACATTTCTTCCCATTTGAAAAGCACACCATCACAATCGGTTGCTATAATTTTGTCGGTCATTAACTTAATTTAAGTCCTGTGGTACCTTCTGCGTATTTTTTTGCAAATTCAACTTCAGTTTTAGCCATAGTGACTATTAAACTTTTGTTGATAGGTAGTTCGGAATGCTTGGGTAGTGTAAACATGAATGGGCCTAGACCAATACCTGAGGCAAGATTCACTAATGCCATAGGTCTCTGTACTGTCACGGTTTTATCATCGTCTGAAATGAACCTAGCAATTATTTCTTCACCGCTGGTAAACTTGATACTGACTGTATCGCCTTGATTAATTTGTGACATCTTTATCCTCTTGTTCTTTCTTAAAGTGTTCTCGTAATTGATCATATCCACCAATTAATTTGCCCTTTAATATAATTTGAGGAACTGTTCTTGCATTTGGCACTGCTTCAAGTAATTGTTCTTTACTCCAACCATCGCCTAGCATTCTTTCTTCGTAAGTGATTTCGTTAAGTTTTAGTAATTGCTTTGCAGAAGTACACTGCGGACACATCATCTTACTCCAGACAATTGTCGATTCTTCCGTAATTTTTGACATCTATTCTTTTCTCCTATTTGCTTTATTATACTTAATTATTATAGGAAAGTCAATCAAACGTCTTGATTGAAGTGCTTGATATATTTTTGGAAGTTGTCGTCTGTGATTAATGATACTAATGCGAAGATTAAACCAAGTATTATGATTCCCCAAAGTCCTTTGTCCCATTCAACAAATAGGATTGTGTATAAAACTTCCAATCCATTCATTCCTTCGTAAGTAGTCATTATAGTTTGAATTTCGAAAACTGACCTTTTTTCACATCTTGTTTTACACCACCAATGATGTAAGATTCTATTTCAGTTTCTTGTGGAGCAATCTGCATACCTTTGGACGACAACCAGTGCTGTGTCCATGGTAGAGGATTTTGTGAAGCAGATACATCATAAATTGGATCGAAACCTAATGCTCTTAATCTTTTGTTTGCAATCCATTCTACATAAGTGCCTAACAGTCTTTCATTAAGTCCAATTATTGAACCATCTTTGAATAAATGTTTTGCCCATGCTTTTTCTTCTTCAACACAATTCTTAAACATCTGTATCACAGTTTTGTCCAAGCCTTTTATAACTTTGCTCATTCCTTTGTCGTCACCTCTTTGCCATGCTTTGATAACGTGTGTCGATAAGTTCAAGTGTGTTGCTTCATCTCTAGCAATCAATGAAAGTAGTTTTGCTGAACCTTCCATAAGTTTAAGTTCACCAAATGCAAATGTACAAGCAAATGATACATAGAACCTTAAACCTTCAAGCAGGTTAACATTTACCATTGCAAGATATAATTGTTTTTTCAATTCATCCATATCGCCTTTGCCTTTGACTGTGAAGTCCAACGCCATTGCACTGAATTTGTCATAGTTTTCTGTTACTGATTCTGCTCTTTTTAATATCTCTTTATCATTTAATATTGTGTCAAATACTTCAGCAGGATCTGAATAAACATTCTTCATTATGTGTGTGTATGCTCTTGAGTGAATAGTTTCGAAGAAGTCCCAAGTAACAATACAACCTTCTAGTTCTGGATTAGAAACATAAGGTAAGAAACTTAAACATGGACCTCTACCTTGTACACTATCTAATAGTGTTTGATATTTCAAGTTAGATGTGAATATGTGTTTTTGCTCTGGTCTGAAAGTTTGAAAGTCTGCTCTATCTTTTTGTAAAGAAACTTCCTCAGGTCTCCAAAAGTATCCTAGCATAGTTTGGTTAAGTTTATCAAACTGCGGATACTTGAATACATCGTATCTTTGCACGTTTTGATCCTCACCAAAGAACATAGGTTCCTTTGTAAAGTCTATATCTTTTCTATTAAAAACTGTTTTCGCCATACCTATTAATTATCTTTTTTTGGTTAAATTGTACAGGCTTCGCATTCGCCATCTTCCAAGTCCTGGAGTTGTTCTTCTACCTTTGCTTCGCCGTTTACGTGTTCACCGTTTACTGCTGTTTCACCATTTAAATGCTCTCCGTTTGCATATGTGATTGGTGTATCAATTCCTGATGGTTGTACATCTTCCTCTTCACCTTTGAAGTCATATGTGTTCTGATAATAACTTGTCTTCCAACCATATTTGTATGCCATTAACATATCTCCTGCCATCACTGATAGTGGAACTTCATTGTTTTCATACTGCAATGGATTATATGACCAGTTGCCTGATATTGCTTGGTCAAAATACTTCTGCATAACAGATACAATTTTAATGTATCCTTCGTTGGATCCCATGTCCCATAACAAAGTGTATGCATTTTTTAAATTAGGAAAACCTGGAACTATTTGTTTAAGTGGACCTTTTTTGGATTTTTTAATTGAAAGGAGTGCTCTTGGTGGTTCGATACCGTTAGTTTCATTACTAACAACGGAAGAACTTTCCGAGGGCATCTGTGCCGATAGTGTTGAATGTCTTAATCCATGTTTGCCTATGTCTTTTCTTAAAGTTTCCCAAGCCATTCTCTGTTTGTGTGGCACTATTTCATCTACTTCTTTTTTGTAATGGTCTATTGGTAATAAGCCATCTGCGTATTTTGTTCTTTCAAATGCTTCACACTTGCCTTTTTCCTGTGCAATATCACAACTTGCTCTTAACAAGTAATATTGGAATGCTTCTGAAAGTCTATCTACTAACTCCCACGCCTTTGGATCTGAATACTTAACACCATTCTTCGCGAGATAGTGTGCTAACCCAATGTATCCAATGCCTAAAGAACGTCTTGATTTAGTAGATACTTCTGCCGCTTTCACAGGGTAATCTTGTAATTCTATAATTTCGTCTAATGCTCTTACACTTAAATCACATAATGATTCTAATTCATTTAAGTTTCCAATTGCACCAACATTAATTGCTGACAATATACAAAGTGCAATCTCTCCTTCTGCATCATCAATGCCTTTGATAGGAGTTGTAGGTAATGTAATCTCCTGACATAAGTTACTCATTGATACTTTGTCTTTGAAACTTGAGTGCGAGTTTGAATGGTCCATATTCATTATGTAAATTCTGCCAGTCTCTGCTCTTTCTTTTAATAAGTCTGCGAATAGTTCTTGTGCCGCGATAGTCTTTTTAGGAACTGTTTTATCTTTTTCATATTTCTTGTATAGTGCGTCAAATTTATCTGTACCGAATGCATCATATAATCCTGGAACTTCATGTGGAGAAAATAAACTTATATCCTCTTCATTTATAAATCTTTCATAGAACAGTTTACTGATCTGTATGGAGTAATCCATTCTTCTTACTCTGTTGTCTTCTGTACCTTTGTTGTTTTTCAGTACAAGTATGTCTTCAATCTCTTGGTGCCAAATAGGAAAGTGAACTGTTGCATTTCCACCACGCACACCATTCTGCGTACAGCATCTTACAGTCGATTCGAATTTTTTAAGGAACGGAATGACTCCAGTGTGTTGGACCTCCCCACCTCTAATTTTAGAATTAATACCTCTGATACGTCCTGCGTTTATTCCTATGCCTGCTCTTCTGGCAACGTATAAACCAATTGCCATGTCGCTTGAAAAAATACTAGACAATGTGTCATCACTGTCTACTAGAACGCAAGAAGCAAATTGTCTGATTGGAGTTCTTACTCCTGACATTACTGGAGTAGGTATGTTAATTTTAAATTGAGAGATTGCATCATAATACTTTTTTACATAACCCATTCTAGTTTTCTTAGGATAGTCAGCAAATAATGTTGCCGCAATCATCATGTACATATCTTGTGGAGTTTCATATATCTCACCTGAACTTCTATCTTGCACAAGGTATTTGTCTACTACTTGTCTTAAACCTGCGTATGTAAAATCTAAATCTCTATCTCTCTTGATCCAAGTGTTAAATTTTTTAATTTCTGATTTGTGATATTTTTCAACTATTGTTCTATCGTAAACGCCTAATTTGATATTTCTAAGAATTAATTTTAATAAAGGAATGTATTCGTATTGACCATGTGCTTCTTTTCTTACATCATAAGAAAGAAGTCTGGCGGCGGCATATTGATAGTTAGGATTTTCTAATGTAATTAAATCGTTTGCCGACTTTACTAATACGTGTTGGATGTCTTTAGTTGTGATGCCATCGTAAAATTGTATGTTTGCATTAATTTCTATTTGTGAACTGGATACACCTGTTAATCCTTCACAGGCTTCTTCTACAACGAAGTGAATTTTGTCAATGTCTAACGGTTCTAGACGACCGTCTCTTTTTAGTACTTTAATGTTTGATGTATTTGTAGTGATAATTTGTTCAGCGACTTCCATTAGTATTCTATTTCCTATTAAATTCTATTAAATTAAATCAATATTTATCTTATTTTTTATATTATGAGTATAATGCAGAACGTAACGTTTGTCAAACTGTTCTTTGGTCATTATTACCATATCATTTACGTTTAAAAATTGGTTGTTAAATTCAATTATGTAACTAAACTTACGGTTGTTGGACTCATTTTCTTTTAATATGCAATTATGTATCACTATAACTTTGTCTTTAAAGTGTTCTGTTATCATTATAGTATAACATAATAACAATGAAAGGTCAAATTCATTGTAATCATTTCTTTCAAGCAACTGCCATGGCTCTAACCATGTTTCAGTTTTGAATTCATCTGTCTTAGTTTTTGTTCTAGGACAGTAAAAATAAATTTTAGATAATATTTCTAAAGGATTTTGTTCTTCGTTGATAATACTTCTAATATTTTTCCAGTCAATTAGTCTTTGTTCGTATGTTCCAAAAAATATATTAGGCTTATGAGATACTTCTAACTTTAAATATGATTTGTGCGTTTTCATTTGATGATAATGATGGATTGGTTGCCTGTAAAATTAATGTTTCTTTTGCCCCGTCTGAGTTCTCGTCAGATAAACTTGCTGTAAAGTTTAATCTAGTTGAGTTTGTGTTGTTTGCTGTGTCACCTAAAAAGTCATATTCGTCTGACAAGTTTACTGTGTCCACTGTTCTGTCTATGTTTATGTCTAGTGTGCCTGATCTGAATGCATTTCTTATTGAACTGTTGTAAGTGTATTCTACCTTATAATGTTTGCTATTGTCTGCAGGTAATTTCGCAACTCTTGTGGCAGATGCTAATTGCCCTACGTTAAATTTTGTTACAAAGGATAATTCATTATTAAACTTACCTTGCACTTCAGGTATGTATGCAACGTTTGTCATGGTGCTTGTATTAGCCATTAATGATTCTGTTCTAGCAAAGAAATCATTTTTAGAAATGTTGCTGTCTGAATCAAATCTTATTACAGCATGAACTGGCGCTGTATCTAAACCGCCATCATTACCTACTTTTATAAAACTGTTTTCTTTACTTACGTTTCCTTTTCCTTCTTTAACCCAATAACCTGTTTTGTCGATGTTTGTAAATCTGCTATTTGTGATTGTATTGTTGATAGGTCCTGTTGCCTGTGCAACTTGTCCTAGTGATGTATCTCTGCCCCAGTACACACCATATGAAAGAGTTTCAAACACACAGTCTTCAAAATGATTGTTTGTAACATCATGATTAGATAATATTCCATAACTGAATCCTACAACTTTAAGTTTTTCAAAGTTGTTGTTTTGTGTTGTTACAGGTGTTGATGTTGCTTCCATTAACAATCCAATCTGTGTTGAAGTAATTGCTGATCCTTGTGTCCATGGTCCTTGCAATTTAATATCTATAAATTGACTGTCTTTTGTGCTACTTAATTTCAATGCCGGATTAGTTAGATAACTTTTTAAAGTCATTCCTTCTAATTTAATAATGTTAGATTGGTTAGTTGAACTTGTTTGTGCATTTATACCGTTGCCGTTAATTGTTTCTATAACTGCGTATGCTCCAGTTTGTTCTATCACAGTTTTGTCTGAACCGTCGCCAACTAGGTTTACGTATGGTGGCACTTTTAAACTATTGCTAATTTTATATAAACCTGCATCTAACTTTAATGTAATTCTTTTTCTTAAACTGTCTGCGTCAGTGGCGCTTGACCAAGGTAGGAATAATTGATCTATTGCTCTTTGTAGTGCAAGAGTTTGATCAGTGCCATCTCCATTTGCACCAAAGGATCTTACATTAACAAGATCATCTAGTCTAGATTGTAAACTTCTCTGTACAGGATTTGCTGAACTGGAACCTGTTTGTATGCTTGTTCCGTTCTTGTAAGTGTATTGATCACTTAATTCAAATAGATTGTCGTGTTCTGTTAGGACTTTACTGTTACCTACTGCTGGTGCACCTTCTGATACTGCACCGTTACCTATGTATAATTCTTGGGTATCAACTGCCCAACCCAGTTCACCACCCGCTAGTTGTGGTAATCCTGAACCTTGGTTTTTTCTACCTCTTCTAATCTGTATTCTTGATATTGAAACAATAGCCATATAATAAATCCTACTGTGAGTATTTATCGAGTGTTTGCTTCTTTCAGTGGAGTCTTTAAACTGCGTGTTTAATATAGTATTCTTCTACTCTATTCCACCATTCTTTTTTGTAATGATTGTATGTGGTTGGAGTAATATCGAACTGCTGATAATCTAGTTTCCTACTGCACATGAACACGTGACCTTCTTTTATGTCTGTTCCATATACTTCGTTGTGTGCTTCTGCATAGGCTACTAATTGTAGGAAGTAATCTTCTACCCATTCTTTCTTTTTAGGCTTGTTGGTTTGCTTGAAGTCAATTATGCAAGGGTTTCCTTTGTATTGTCCTACACAGTCAGTGGTCCCAGCATATATTTTAGGAAAATATAACCCAACCTCACTACCCCATATTTCATTGACATCTTTAAGTGCGTTCTCATGAACTACCTGTGCCATTTTAAATGCCTGTTGTGAATATGGATTTGATCCTGGAGTGCTCCAGACACCATCGTTGATATAATTTTCTATGTATTTGTGCATTCGTGTTCCCATGCCAGATGCTTCTTTTGTAATTCTCTTTGCTGTCGCTTCTCCAACTCTTTTACGCCATTCGATTAGATGTGTTTTATCTTTGGTCGCATCTAATATTGTTGTCACACTTGCAACTGCATTTCCATCTGGACAGGCATATACTCTCTTACCGTCCAATGATGTACGTGATAATTTTGTGTAGTCGAACCGTTTTACTATTAATGACATTATTTTATTACTGCTTCACTATTGAATGCGAAACTCATTCTGTTGTTAGTTTTACTTAACACATGACTGACATAGTGCCATAGCCATGATGGAAAATACACACATTGATTTATTTGTGGTTGCAAGTTTACCATGTCACTATTGAATTGATTATGAACTTCAATCAATTTACTTTTAAAAACATAACTCATTTGATTATTAGGATTCATAAAAGTTAATGGCGCACAACCATTATCTGCTATGGGCCAGTACACTGCACTGAATATTCCGTCCACGTGTCTGTGAGGTGCTTCAATGGCTGTATTGTTGCTACCGTCGTTTACCCAAAGGCTCGAAACAATTTGTTTATGTTCACTGCTTAAACCTATCTGATTGTGTAAATTATTAAAGCCTTGTTCTATCTTATCTACAAGTTCTTTTAAGATAGGTTCATCCCTGTTAAGGTGATTGGTTCCAGTGGACTTATAATTCTTTGTATCGTCGAAACTTATTTCTTCTTTGGACCAACTTACAACTTCATCTTTATTTTTAAGATCAATATTTTCTACTGCAACGAAACTGCTAAAAATTGGATTAATGTTCATTCTTGTCTTTGTCTTCAGAAATATTGCCACCATTCTCTGTAGACAATTTATCCAACTCGTCTAACATATTATCGTACGTCGGACCGTTCCATGGATTGTATTCCTCCGTGTAATAAGGATCCACAGTGCTGGTTGGATCGTCTTCTCCTACAACTTGTTTAACTTCAGGAATATAATGTTTCATTGTTGACTCTATGCCTTTTTGCAAAGTGGCAGTGCTACCCGCACAACCTGAACAGGCACCTTTCATCAACATGGTTAATTTACCTGTATCAACATCGAACTCTTTTACTGCAACTGCTCCACCGTGTTGCTCTACAGACATCTTTATATACTTGTCTATAACGGATTCAATGTCGTGGATAATTTGATCTTTTGTTCTGCTCATCTTTTAATATTACAATACTATTGGAAGTATGTCAAGAATTAACTGCGTTTTTTGGTTGCTCTCTTTGCCATTGCGTCTATGCCTTTGGTACGTTTGCCTTTTGTTGTAGGCATATCAGGACCTTCGGCATTGGTATCAAGGGTGACACCTTTCTGGTCAAAGTTCTTAATCATTTTTTTAAGTGTTGGATTATTGTCGTATGCTTGTTTGAATGAATCGTAATTGATTGATAAGCCTCCAACATTATTTAAAATTCTATTCAACGCGATGAAACTTAGATATGATTTCTGATCTTGAGAGTCTGCGTCGCTTTTTAGATTTCTAAGAACTTGTATTAGTTCTTTGTTGGAGGCCTCTTTTAAGCCTTTTTTTTTGACAGTGTTTCAGCAAGTCTTCTTGACAGTCTAATTATGTGTTCTCGCTTTTCTCTGTCTGCAGGTTCCTCACCACCTGAAGCAGGTTCACTTGCCGCAAAGTCATCTGACTGATCTGGCATATCTGCATCTGCATCTGTAGTTGGTTCCATTGCAGGTTCTTCAGCATCTGCTCCCATTGTGTCTGGAGCATTCTCGCCTGTAAGTACGGCTACGCCGCCTGTTAGTGCTTCTCTTGTTGCTTCTAATGAAGTGTATAAAGATTCTAGTGCTGGTTTTACTGCGTTTATGAATGATTCTGATTTCTCTGAGCCTTCTTCGTCTCTGATTGCATCGCCTAATTCTAAAATTGTTTCTGATTGCATTGACGCTGTGTCTTCCATCCAACCAGTAACTTTGTCAACCATGTCTTTAGCCGCCATTACTAATTGTGCTTCTTCCTCTGCGCCTTCTTTAACTTTTTTCTTTTCTTTGTCTTTAGCCGCTTTCTTCATCGGCTCTGTTTTATTTCCGTCTTTGTCTAAATCTATGTAATCTGGTTTTGCTTTTTCGCTTTCCATTTTTTTCATTCTTTTCTTTTTCATTTCGCCTACAAGTGTTTCCATATCTTCTAATGTGTACTCTTGATCGCCTACTTTAAACTTGTCACCTTTTTTCATACCTGCCGCTTTTGCTTTTTGTACTGCTTGAGCGAAAGCATTGCTTTCGTATGGGTTCTCTTTCTGTGTTCCGTCGTCTTCGAAATCGTGTTCAACTTTTTGTATAGCATAGTGTAAAGCGTCTGCTTCATCACCTTGTGCTGATTGCTGTCTTTTCTTCATGTCAGCAATTACGGCGTCTTTGTTCATCTTTAATGCTTCTTTATCCATGTCAAAGTAATCACCTACTATCTCATCTGCGTGAACTAAAATTGTGTTTTGTAATTTGCCTTCTACTGCTCTATCTTCTAGTGCTGAATTGATCACGTCTAGGAACATTTTTTGCTTGTGATACTCTTCATTGTGTGATAGGCTGTCGAATGCTTCTGTTTGTTCTATGCTTTGAATCTTGCCAACAACGTTAGATTGTGCTGTTGTTAATTGTTCTGTGCTGAATTTGTCTAAATCTATAGAGGTACCGAATACCTTAGAAAGTCTATCGTTTAACTGTTCTGTAGTTAATTCTTGTCTAAACTGCTCTATTTTCATGCTTTTGTTCCTTCGCTAATTTATTTATCAAATATGTAGTTGTCTAAGGTGTCTCTTAACTTGAGTAAATCCTCCCACACGATGTCATAACGTATTTTAGTCACTTCACGTTTGATATCATCGTCGGTTGTGGTCATAGTGTACTTGTAGAATATGCACTCATTATACTTGTTTTGTATGCTTTCGTCGGTATCTACTATGTGTTTAACACTGTTTCTGGGGTTATCAGCCAATTGCTTTGCCATAGCCAATGCGGCTGTTTTGGTAAATGTTGTGGTCACTTGTTTGTTATGACTGATGTCATAAAGTAGATAACCATGTGGATTCTTCCTAATCACATAGTTCTTTACCCTCACACTGTTTCCGTGTTGGATCGGCATACAGACTTTTTCAGCCTGCTCATCTATAAAACGTTGGAGTTTTTTACCTAGTTTCTTGACCTGCATTCGCAACCACCATAGTATTATTGTCCTGTTCTATTTTACGTACAAGACTTTTTCTTATTAACTGATTTATTACTTCCTGATCTCTTTCCATAAAAGTATCTAAATTTTTAGCACTCTTTAATTTGCCAAGTATATCCTTCTCTTCATTAGAGGTTTGGATAGTAAATTCCGTTATAAGTTCGTTAATCCTCATCCGCTGGTTGCTTTTGATCTTCGCGTTAGGTTTGTTATGATAGGATCTAAATCCTTTTTATTTACAGTCACTTTCTCTGGTGCGCCTCCTGTAGGCTTTTTTGTTTTCATTGTGACTGTGTCTGTGCCAACTTGATCTACTTCGTAATCAGTTTCTTGATTTGGACTTGTTGGCAATGGTATAGTGTTTCCTTTTTTCACTATTGTTTGGTTTGCTCTTTTGTTTAATGTGTTCAGTGGAGTTTTTATAGCCTGTGTCTTTACCGGACCCTTAGGCAGTTTGTTGCTAGGTACAGGTGCTCCAGTCTTCTGTGCAGGTGAAATCTGCTTTGTAATTTTATCTAGGTACGGAGTTTCTAATATTTCTTTGAATCTCATTATCTTCTAATGCTCTTTCTTTTGCCCGGTCTAAAAGTGTGCCTAGTTCTACTAGGTCTCGCCGCTCTGTTCAGTCTACTTACTCTAATACTAGGGGCCGATGTACGTTTAGTGAATGAACGTTTGATCTTCATGGTTGATCCACGACGTGCTTTGGCTTTCTTAATAGCCATCACAGAACTTAATCTTTTTGGTTGTGTGCATACTGATGGACTGCTGACGATCCTACCTTTACGTGGACCTGCTGTGCATCTGTACTTACGTACCATTTTTCCAGCCTTGGTACGTGACCAAATTTGTACGACTGACTCTGTTACAATTTCGCTTATTTTCATGAATAACCTGCTCTACAGTGTTATTTATCGGTGATGGGTGGTAATATGATTAACTTGGAAACTTTAATAATAGGACTACTATTGTGGATAAAAGACCTGCTACTATGGTACCTGTTGCACCTATAATAACTTTTACCATGGATTTGTTGCCTGACTGAATGTCAACATGAATGCTCTCAACTTTCTCTTCTATGTTCGATAGACGAGATTCTAAGTTTTTATATCTCTGTTCGCACAAATCAACGTGTGCTTCTAGATTCTGTTTTTCTAAATCAGTTGTTCCCATTTTTCTCTCTTCCGTTTCTTTATCTATTTTTCTCTGTGGAAGGGCCTAATTGTATTTGCCTAAATGTGCCTAATCAATTGTATTTATTTGGGTGCTATTGCTCATTATCTAATTGTTTAATGAATAACAAATTGGTATGATCCTCATCGTCTGTAATATACACACCATTACTTATATTGATTGTTTCGTCTAATTGTGTTAGCATAGGTATAAGGTTAAAGTCTTCATTTAACGTTTTTACATTAATGGCTTCGGGTGTTTCCGGTTCAAAAATAAACTCCCAAACCATCTGCTCGCCTCTGTAATTGTCGCCAAATTTGTAATTAGATATGTCCATCTTCCTGCCTTTCGGCACTGTGAGAATCTTAATATTGGTTCTCAATTGCAGGCAGTTTTCCACTGTCATATAGTTGGCAAATTGTGCCACACGTTTCTGATCGTCGGCTAGTTTGTTCCTGCTGACTCCTGTCTTGGTAATGTCTAAAAGTGATAATGCTCTAAATTTCATATCTATTCGCTTTTGTTCCTAGCACACTTACTTATATGTCACAAAAAAAGAGCGTCCAGTTTCCTGAACGCTCTTTTGTATTCTTTGTTAATAGGATAAGAAGTCTTATCTGTCTTATCTACTAGTATACTATGCTGTAATCAGCAAGTAAAGATGATGTTACGCCTGTTGAACCAATTCCAAAGTTTGAAGCGGCTGTGAAAGCGCCTGTGCCTTGGATGATTACTTGTACATCGTCAGTTGTTCCTGTTGTGAAAACACCTGATTCTGTAAGGACTGAAACGCCTGCTACTGTGTGAGCATCGTTAGTTCCTGCTACGTCACCTGCTTGTAAGTATTGAACTGCCGCATCAAGTTCCGCCTGAGTCATATTTGATTTTGCCAAATTAATAACTCTTGTTCTTGGACCGTTACCTGAACCTGCCATTACTTTTTTTGATGATGTTAATGTTGCCATTTTTCGTCTCCTTTTTTCTCGTCAATGACACACTTCGCTCCGAAGTGTATGTTGCTATTATTTAGTGGTTTTTGGTAAAAATTAAGTGCTAATACAACAAAAGGGCGACATAAAGCCGCCCTTTTGAATCCAAAGTAATCTAATTATTAGATTGCTTCTATATCTGTAGGTTTAGTTACAGTTACAGTTTGTGAATCAGATAAAGTCTGCTCACCACTTGCTAATGCACCTAGTGTACCTGTGTCTAACACATTACCAATATGTCTTGCTATTGTGTCAATGTCCACTGCGTGATTGTCTGCAACCATGTAGATTTCATTACCGTTACTTTTAAACTGAATGATATGAGCCATTCCGCCTAAAGCATCAGAAATCTTCGCCGCCGCCGCATCAGATGCCGCAACTGCTAAACCACTTCCTGAAAGTACTACTTTAAACATACTTACAGAAGTTAGTTCTTGGATTGTTCCTCTAGCCACTGCTGTTGGATTTGTTCTTGTTAAAGTTGCCATGATATATCCTCCTCTGTTCTTGATATTATTATGACTTGCACATCGCTCAAATGTGCGTTACAGAAGTATTTATAGGCTTTTGGTAGTTATTGTGTGATACTATTAGTTCTTAGTGCTTTTTGCTCTGGATTGCAACGCCTTTAGTACTTGCACATAGGAAGGTCCTGCTTTTACTATGTCGTCCACAAGTTTAATTGCAGGTAGGTAAGCAGATACAACAGAGCCAGGAATACTTTTGCCTGACAGTGCAAGATCAATGAAACGTTTAAGTGCCACTATGTTGGATCCACCAACAAGATATCTGTATAGTGCAAGATCTCTACCCTGTGTAGAAATGTCTGGTACACTAATCTTAGGTTCGTTGTCCTGTACTCCACCAGTCTCTAGATTCCTATCAGATGCTAATTTTTCAAGGTCATCAATAATGTCTGAGTTTCTTAATTTTGCTCTAGCGGCGTGTAGCAGTCTCGTCACTGACATACGTTTTTCTCTGTTCGTTAATTGACCAAAGTTGATAATATCTCTTCTTAAGGTTTTGTAGTCAGTGTTTCTTATGCTGAGTCCGTTCTCAATGTTAAGGAATAGTTGTAGCACACCTGTTGGAGCCATGCCTGATGATAGTTCGCCAAGGTATCTATTAAAACCCATGGTTGGAAATGATGCTCTCTTTCTTAACATCTTAGCCGAAATGGCATCTTTAAGTTTGTCCATAGCCTTGTCATCTCCAGTAACAAAGTAAACAAAGTTATGAAGATCAGTGGAATGCATTCTAAATTGTTTGTACTCAGACTTCTTTGTTTGATTAGCATAGCGAGAAGCATACTGTCTATATGTGCTGTACTGTGATAACAATTGAAGAATTAAAAGTGTAAGGTAAGTTCTCTCTGTGCAATCTGTGTATGTCAGTATTCTCTGATCTTCAGAGTTACGAGTCATTCTCGCTTCGAATAAACCGTGTAGGAAATCTAAGTTATTAGTAGTTTGTTGGTTCTGCATCTGCTCCACCATACATTGATCTAAACAATGCACCCATGTCATCAGTCTGCAAAAACTTCATCAGTGTTTCACTTTGTTGGATATCTTTTGTGAATTGACGTTTTATGTTTGGCTTGATTTGAGGTGCTGTTAATAGCATTCTAATCATCTTAGCCTGATTGAAGTCCACCTTGTGCTTTTTACCATCGTCAGTGATTACAGTATCTAAGGGTCTAGGGTTTCCTCTGCTGTCTAGAATTTTACCCATTTGATTGAATATTGAATCCTGTTTGAATTCTTTGTCGAAACCTGCATTTGGATCATCTGCTGGATCTTGAAACTCTTTTTTAATTGGTGTTATAAATTCATTTGCTCTCATTGTGTTCTCCTTATCTATTTATCGCTCTATTGGCTTTGGTGAACCCAGAACGTCTAACCAATTTAATATTGCCCTTGGGTGATTTTAAAACATATCCCTCGCCACCTGGTTTCCCGTTTACTGTGGCGTTTACGGCACCTTTGGACTTATCTAGTTGTCTTATAATGCTATCCTTGGCTGTCATAATACCGTTGACTATTTTCCACAATGCCATGAATGATTGAGTGTTTGCTTTTATGTAATTCATTATGCGTGTTTTCTTAACTTCTGTGACTGCTGAACTCTGTAACCATTTCACAAAGTCACTGCCTAGACCTTTCATGCCACTATCAACTTTGCTGTTTAGATATGTGTACAGCAAATTAGGAAAGTCTGCAAGTTTCATACCTGCCAACGCATTTCTATCTAGTAATTTGTCAATGCCTGATGAACTTTGTTGTATCATACCTTTCAATTGGTTGACTGCACTTACGTCTACTGGTTGACTTTTGTTTACAGTCGTTGGTGGTATAGCCAACACATCAGTACCTTGTATCATATTCAAATCTTTTACAGGCATGGTTCTGCCTTTTTCACTCATTATGTAATGGACAACAACACCTGCTCTGCTTGAACCCATTCTTTTGCCCAAGTCTGTTTCTGCAGGCACTTGATAATTTACTACATTAGGTTGGAAGACATAACTGTTGCCAACTTTTTTAGGTGTGTTGAAGTACAACATATCTCCCACAAAGTATCCTTGGAAGTTGTTTGGTACTGCATTTTGAAATAATTCAAATACACTTTTCATTTTAGATGCGTATTGTCTGTATGTCTTTGCCTTACTTTTATCTTTCGCTCTCTGCATAATAGCACCTTCAAGGTCATCTGGACTAGTTGCT